TCTTGTCCCTGCATGTCTTGGGAAAACTATCCACTCTCCTTCTTTATACCAATTACCCCATTCCTTATAACGTTCACCGCTAAAACAACATTTACCTATTTTACCAATATATCCAGTTATTTCATTATATATCGCCCTACTATTATCCATTATAATACCACCCTTAGTTTTTTTAGGAGGTATATATAATCTAATTAGAATATCAACAGGTCTTGGTTCGTAATCGTTAAATAGTTTTAACTCTTCATTTACCTCAAAATTATCAAAATCAATACCTATTTCATCGTTTTCAAATGGTAAAAAATCAAATTGCATTTTATTCTGCCTCTTTTTTTAATTGTTCAATATATACTTCTATAATATTTAATGCGGTTCTAATACCCAAATTATATTTATAGATTTCTATAGAAGAAACACTACCACTAATTAATCTCCCTTCTACCAATTGTAAATTTTTTTTAACTTCTTCTAAAACCTTATTTAAAATATATTCATGATCTTTCATATTCGATACTCACACTTTAATTCCATAATTTGTTTTTTATCTTTTCCATTTCAACTCTTGCTTCAAGTAATGCCAGCTCTTTCTCAGCCTTTAACTTCTCTTTCATTTCTTCAAAATGAAGTTGGCTTTTAAATATATCTTTCTCAAGATTCATATCCGCAATTTCTTTCTTTATTATATTTTCTTCTCGCTTTTGTTCTATTTCAGCTGCAAGTAACTCATTAGGATCTATTTGTTTATTTTCCTCCTCATGCTTATTTAAACCCAAACTTTCTACGGCCTCGGCAGCTTTTAAGGCTATTGTATTTTGTATTTCCGGATCGGTTAAATCAATTTGCTCTAAATTAACTCCCATAGCTTGCTCCATCTGTAGCATGAATTTCAACGCCATATGTTCTTGTATATGAGCTTTTGCAGCATCATTATCAACCGCAGAGTGTACTACAATATGCGCATCATGATTTTGCTCTATTCCTGCTTTTACAGGTTTGCCCTGCATCATATTCATATTCTCAGTAATAGGGTCGGTAGGATCAATTTTTTGATCTTGAACAATTAACTTATCTATAAGCTCAGGACTTAATCCTTGTGCTTGAAATACCAATTTTAATGCCTCTACCGTATTAACTTTATCCGGTAACTGCATTGCCGTTTGAAATATCGCCTCCGCTTTCATTACTCTTTGCATATTAGAGTTAACGGAAGGATCAGAAACAGGTATTACCTGTACACTATCAACAAAATGTTCTTTGGTAATAATAAATTGTTCCCCATTAATAAAAAACTCCTCTCTATCAATAACTTCCTTGAAAATATCATCAAGTAATCTTAACTCTTCTGAAAAAGATGCGTGTAATGATTTTAAGACACTTGATTGGATTTTCTTACTCTCTTCTAAAAATGCAACAGCAGTACCGACCGGTATATCTTCCTTACTATCCATCATTCCAAGTTCAGTAGTAGATAATTGATCCTGCATTTGCCCTATTATCTCTTGACGTAATTGCATTAAACTTTGAGAAGGACCGTTTGCAGGTAACGGAGCAAATAAATCTCTTATGTTACTTGAACCTTGAGTATTGATAAATTTCCATTTACCCGGCTCAAGCGTTATATTTGTTACCTGTTGTTTAGTTGTTCCGTCAGCAATAAATCCTGCAGGTAAGTTCTGATACGTTGCGGCATCTATAGTCTGACGAAGCATGTTAGTAAGCGCAATAGCATTATTACCTGACATTCTTGCCATTCCAAGACCCCATATATCAAAACCCGTGAAAAACTGATAACCTATAAAATATTTTCTCCTTCCAAATGTCTCATCGTCTTTTTCCCAGTTGCGTCTAATACTTAATATTTCTTTACTTTCTTTATCAAGAGTTATGATGTAAGGCTTAGCAACTTCTGTTATCTCCTCGGAATCATAATTTGTCTCAAATTTCTCTAAATTTAAATATATATGACTCTCATAAACATCATGTAAGGTTCTTTGAGTATAATTATCAATATTAGTAAGACTGTTTGAGTTGTCAGACTCTTCTTCGTCATCATAATTATCATACTCACCCTCATACCCATCACCATTATTAACGGTTAAATACGGTAATTTAACAGCTCTATAAACTCCTCTCTTCTGATTAATCAAAACTTCACGAGCAGATAACTTTAAAATATGAGTAAGTCTGTCCGATTCTAATATAGAAGTACAATCTATATTAATTAAAAAGTTCTCAGGTAAAATAAATCTTGATATCGGTCTTTTTAAAATATCATCGTAATATACCTTCTTAATTATAGTACCGTAAAATCCTATATAATATAGAGACTTCTCAAAATCCTTATAATAAGCTGAATCCTTTATAGTTAAAAAATAATTGAGCCACTGACTTCTTACTTTTCCTATCTCTTCTAACTCCTCGGCATTCCGTCCAAATATCTTATAACCGCACGGACCGCTGTCAGGTAATAATTCAGATCTTGATGTCGCACAAAAACGTATTAAAGCCGTATTAAGTGTCGTATCAAACGTTCTGCATGCTTGTTCAAATGATGTATTGCCTGAATCTTCTAAAGTATCGCCAAGATATTTCTTAAATTTATTATGTATATCAAGCCACGGTTGTCTTGCCTCTATATCTTCATCTAAACAATCTAATATATAAGTTGATAACTTTGTTAATGTCTCTTCTTTCATTGTTAAAGCTAAGTTATCATCAAACTTATCATTCTTAAGATTAGCTTCTTGAGCCCTTCCTATCTCATACACGGTCGATCCATCTTCTAAATCTTCAACCTTATTTATATCTTGTTCTGATATATTCTCAGGTATCATTGCAAGATCAATCTGCTTATTTAATCTTCTTGATGATCTTTTTGGTAAACTTATTCTTTTTCTTTCTTTCATTTTCTTAATAAAATCTAATTGTTTCTTTATATTCTTCAGGTTCAACATAATCCTTAGGATGCGAAATCCTGTTGCCGTCCCTTAAAGTTATTAATGCCTGTGTCATGGTATCTACATAATCCCTTGAACTAACATTTGGAAAATAGCTTACGCTCGTTACAAACTCATCCGCAAAGTCAGCCATTTTGACTGCGTTGTTTTTTTGAGTTGGCATCCATACAACTCCGCTTTCAATTAAAGCACTTATTAACCTTACTCTTTGTATTTTATCTCCATGTTTATTAGGAATAAAAGGACGCGCATATATTCCTGCTCTCTTTAATTCCGACATTAACGGATCACCTGAAGCTTTGGCCTCTACAACTATTAAATCAGGTTGATATCTCGTATTAACCGGCAAAGGGGTAACACCCGTATCTCTATAATCATGTGCCAATCTCTTCATTCTTTCTCTAAGATCAGGATATTCCAATCTATCTCGCCAGCTTGAAAGTAATATCACGTTTTCATTATCATATTTATCCAAAAATACTCCCCAAGTAGTACAGGCAGAATAGCTCGAATCATCATTACCTGTTAATGCCGTATCCCATGACTGCAAGACATATTCAAGTGAAGGCAATTCTGAATACGGATAAAGTCTAAACCAATGTTTTTTGATCATTCATCCTTCTATAGGTGCCGGTCTTTGTTGATACTGCGCAGCATACCCATACGACCCCATCTCTCGTTTTATTTGCTTTATTACTTCCGGTGTATCTCTAGCACTTAACAACTGCCCTTCCTCAGTTCTTATATCTTTAAAGTTTGATTTAATAACGCTCTCATACTCCATCGGTAAAATATATTTCACCCACTCATTATCTATGTCATTCCTTATTATATTCCCAGATACATCATTTTCACTTTGTGATCTTTGTTGTACAACAATTCTTATAGCCGTTCTTGCATCATTAACTCTGTTAAACCATTTCTGAGACCACCAAACATTAACTGCCTCTAATTTTGCCTCAGATTCGCCGCTTGGATCATTTGGATCATCGGTAATTTGTATATCTCCTCCTGAACCGGTAATAAATGAACCCGCACTCGTTGAAATCCTACATCCAGTCCGATCATTTGCAAAATAACTCTTAGAATTCTGATCCTTACGTAATCTAAATCTATCCCCCCACCTTTCCTGATACCACTTACTTTCAATAAGTAATCTGCTTTTATCGGCTATCTTTAACGCAAGAGAATTAGAATACGATGCACAAATAAACTTCTTTTCCGGATAGTTAATCCATACCCAAGCAGGAAATGCTATCGATATTAAATTCGTTTTACCTTTACGCGGAGGAAGGTTTATTAATAGATTTCTGATCTTTCCTTCCAAACAATCCTGTAAGCTTTTTGATATCTCCTCTAAATACCATTCATCAACAAACTCAGTTCCTCCTTCTAAAATATGCCATGCCTGCTTAAAAAATTCATAAAGATAAGATTCCGCTTGTTCAATTTTATTCATTTGGCTTTTTATCATTTTCTACTTGTTTTAAATACTTACTCCTAAACTCCATATAAATTCTTCTTTCTTTTAGTCTTTCAGCTTTTTCTTCCGGAGTTTCTATTATAACTTGCTCTTGTTCTGTCTCTTCTTTAGCTTCTTTCCAACCTCCTTGGGTTTTCATATAAAAAATCATAGCCGTAACATCTCCTTCAATTACTCCTTTTTTAAAGAGCCTACTCCCCATGACGCCTTTGGCTTGAATTCGCCTTTTTTTATAGAGGCTAGAAACCTCCTCATCACGAATTTTAATTTGTCTAAAAGTCTCTCTAGCTATACCAAAATAGTCTGCTATCTCATCCAAAGTACAAATAGCGGATAAAATCTCTAACTCCTTCAATTGTTCATCGGTAAAAACAATAGTAGGACGCCCTCCTCGATTTTTTCTTTCTTTTGATAAATCCCTACTCATGATCACCGTCTTCTAAAATACTAAAACTTTCACCCAATAGTTTTGATTCTACTAATTCAGAATCTTTTTGTTCAAGATACTCAGATATAAGAATCGATTTTTCACTTAAATTTATATGCCCCTTAGATATACTCTTTACAAAAATAAGCTCTTTCTTAATTTCTTTGTTCTCTGCCTTTAATTCATTTTTTTCAGTCTTTAACTCATCAATATTTTTAGACATAAATTCAATTATAAAATCTTTTTGACCTAACTCTTTCTGTATATTTAACGCAGAGTTTTTATATATTTCTATTTCAGCTTTTAATTCGGTTATTTCTTTATCTTTCTCAGCCTTCAACTGTACCATCTCATTATCTTTTTGAGTCTTAAATTGAACTACCTCTTTGTCTTTTTCAGCAATAGAATATGAACTTTGACTACTTAAGGAATTAATTTGACTATCTTTCTGACTTAAGTAAGCATTCTTTTCGTTTAATTCATTCTTTAAAGCCAATATCTCATTATCCTTCACTGCTAATAAATTCTGCAAAGACGTAATTTGCTCTCGCAAAACAATCGGCTCTTGTATTTTATCTTTATGTTGCTGGACTTGATCTCGTGTTAATTTCATAAACTAAACCTCACTCCCAAAGTTAAATTATGATTGTTGAATTTATGATTGATAATATTAGCTTGAGGCTTGTTTTTGCCTAAACTATAAAAGTTATATGATACTTCACCAGTAACGGCTTCCTTTAACTTATAATCAATACCAGCCGTTAGCTTGTAAGCAAATCTATAAATATGCTTTCCTTTACTAGGCTCAAGAACTTGATAAGTATTATCATCATACTTTACATATCCGGTAGCATCGTCTTGTATTGATGAAACCCCTAAACCTCCACCCAAAAACATATTAGTCTTGTCTGTTAATCCAATACCTTTATAAATATTAATCATTAAATCACTAATCTTAGTGTTTATATTGATATTGTAATTTTCATTTTCTATCATTGACTTCTCAGTTTGTGTAAACAAAAAGTAATAATCTAATGCCATCTCTACTCGCCATAAATCTTCAAGTTCATAACCCACACCAAGACCAATTACTGGAAACTTTTGCTTTAATGTAAGGTATCCTACTAGTTGGTTATCTTTTATATTTTGTTTCGGTATATAATTTAAACCAATAGAAGTTTTTAAATATACGCCTTCATTAGCATAAACTTTATTGGCTTGAACTAGCATAAGAGTAAAGCTAGTTAATGTAGTAATTAGTAAAATATATTTTTTCATAAGTGTTAAATCTCTGTTATTGTTATTGGATATAGTGCTTCAACTTGTTTCTTTTTTAATTTATATATCTCCGTACGCATGCCTTTGACGTCCTCAAAAGTCTCACTACCATCAGACCACTTTACCTGAAAATCAAGTAAGTACCTTATTCCTCCAGGTAAATCCCATGGAGTTTGTCTCTGAAAATATTTGACCACTCCATTTTCTTGTAGCATTTTTAGTTCTAAGTATCTTTTACCTTCTTTAATAGAGGCAAATCTTTTACCGTCATGATAAACCGCCTTAGCTTTATATTTATTTCTAAGCATATGCTCCTTTACTTGTGGTTATTTGCATAGTAATTGCTTTTCCTAAAAATTCTGGTA